GCGAAGTGCTGCTGTTCGAGCTGGATGGCTCGGACTTTGGTGCCGACACGCTGCGTTTCCACGGGCACGCAATTCCACACACGCCTCAGGAGCTTGCAGCGGCTGGCGCGAACGCCGACCAGCTGCCTGCCAAGTCGATCTGGTGGCAGGGCAACGAGTATGGCGCCTGGCCAATGCAGATAGAGGGCATCGAAGCAAACTCGGACGGGACAGCGGTGCGCCCCACGCTGACCGTGGGCAACGTCAACGGTAGAATCACAGCGCTTTGCCTGGCTTTCGACAACTTGCTCGAGTTCAAGCTGACCATGCGCCACACCATGGCGCGCTACCTGGATGCGGCAAATTTCCCTGCCGGCAACCCGGAGGCCGACCCCACCGAGGAAGCCATCGAGGTCTGGTACATCGATCAGAAGGTGTCTGAGAACGGCAAGACGGTGGCCTGGGAGCTGGCAAGCCCCGGTGATGTCGGTGGAGAGACGATCGGCCGGCAAATGACCCAGCTATGCCACTGGGCAATGACCGCCGGCTACCGTGGCCCGAACTGCGGGTACACCGGCCCTTACTTCGACCTCGACGGCAGCCCCACGGATGACCCGGCCAAGGACCAGTGTAATGGGTGTTTGGATTCGGGCTGTGTTGTGCGGTTCGGTGAAGGCAACCCGAATAGCTTTGGTGGCTTCCCCGCCGTGAGCTTGATAGCTCGGAGCTGATATAGTGGCGTTGACCGCTAGTAGCTGCCAGCGCGGCCGGGAGGCACATTGAGAGCCAAGTTTCCATCGAATCTGGTCGGGCACCGGTTTGGCCGACTGGTTGTCGTCAGCAAAGAAGTAAATGATCGCTCCTACAGCACAACTATCTGGGGGTGTTTGTGTGATTGTGGAGTTAAGCGGACTGTACTTCGAAGCTCGCTGGTGAGCGGGGCAACGGTTTCGTGTGGGTGTTACAACAAGCAGCGAGTCATTGAGACGCACACCATTCATGGTCACCACAAGCATTCCGCCTACGGTACATGGAAGGCGATGATGGACCGTTGCTACAACCCGCTCTGTAAGGACTATGCCGATTACGGCGCTCGTGGAATCCAGGTCTGTGACGAGTGGCAGACGATCACTGGATTCATTGCCGGAATGGGTGAGAAGCAGAAGGGGCAGAGCATTGACCGAGTCGACGAGAACGGGGATTACACGCCCAGCAACTGCCGCTGGACCGATGCTATGGGACAAGGCGAGCACAAGCGTAACAATGCACGGGTGAGCCACCGCGGCACTACAAAGCATATAGCCAGCGTCTGGCGCGGCTCCGGAATCAAGGAGTCCACCCTCTACAATCGCCTCAAGACAGCGTCTTTCAGCTGATGAGGCTAGTAGTAAGCCGGTGCGTGAGTACAGCGCCACCCTAGTGATTGATGGGGTTGAGAAAACGCTAGTAGAGTGGGCTAGGGTTGCAGGCGTTACGCGCAGGACCATCAGGAACAGGATCGACTCAGGCCTTGTTGGCAATGAAGTGCTGACTCCCCCCAGAACCAGAAAGTTATCAACTTAACCAAGGGCGCTTCGGCGCCCTTTTTCATGGGGGACCATAAATGCGCAAGCACATCCTCGCCGCCGTGCAAGCGCACGCCGCGGGCGAATATCCGCGCGAATGCTGCGGGCTGATCATCTCTGTTGGCCGCGCCCACAGGTATGTGCCGTGTGAGAACGCCGCCGCCGACCCTGTTGAAGAGTTCCGGATTTCGCCGGAGCAGTATGCTGAAGCTGAAGACCAGGGCGAGGTGATTGGCATCGTACACTCGCACCCTGACGCCACCAGCAGGCCGTCACCGCGAGATCTCGCCATGTGCGAGGCCACTGGCTTGCCTTGGTACATCCTGTCGTGGCCGGAGGGTGACCTGCGCACCATCACCCCGACCGGTCATACACCGCTGCTGGGCCGGCCGTTCGTGCACGGCACCTGGGACTGCTGGCAGGTCTGTGCTGACTGGTACAAGCGCGAGTGGGGTCTGGAGTTTCCGGCCTACGCGCGGGAGGAGGGGTGGTGGGAGAAGCCGGACGGACCGAGCCTGTATGAACAGGCCTTCGAGGCCGCGGGCTTCTACCAGGTCGGCCACCCGCAGCGCGGCGACATGATCGTCATGGCAGTTGGGCGAACCGCTCACCCGAACCACGCTGGCATCTACCTGGGTGCCGAGGCGCAGCTGCCAGAGGAGCATGCGCAGGTTTTCGGCTCCGGCCCCTTTATGCTGCACCACCTCTTGGGCAGACCATCAGAAATCATTGTGTTCGGCGGGCCTTGGCTCGATCGGACGCGCCTTGTGTTGCGTCATCGGGACGCAAAGCGAAGCGGCCTGACCGCGGGAGATGAAGATGCAATCGGCACGTGAGCATTTCAGTCCCAGCAGCGTGCGCGCCGAAGATATCGTCGTCTCTCGCGGGATGATCGAAGTCGGTCTTGCCATTTTAGAGGAGACTGATGATCGACCTCTATCGCGACTTACGGTCGAAAGAGCTTTTCGGGAGATGTGTCTGCGCGGACTTCAAGAATCTGCTGCCTGGTCACCCGACCTGATAGCGCCTCAAGACCAAGAGTGATCGCCTGGAAGATTTTGATCAGGCTGAAACAATGATTCCTGAGGTCTTCAAGCGTCATCGCAGTGTTTGCCTTCTCTGGCGCCCTTGGTTTTATTAGGTCTGACAGTGTGGCGTGCTCGCCTTCATTTAGCCCCCACTGCCAGTGGACGATCTTGTGACGAGTAGGGGAAATTTTTTCGAAGGCATCAATGCTAAAGACAAGGTCCTTCGCTGTCTCCTCATGCGTCCCAGTGATTTCTGTGAGCTTGGACTTGGTGTAGCGGACCATTCCTGCGATCGACATGTTGGTTTCTACACAGATCCGCTGCACCTCTGCGGTAGGCTTACTCATCGTTAATGCAAATAGCTCGGCGAGCTTCCACTCAACTGATGAGTAATTGGCTATGAACTGACCAATAGCATGAAGGTGGGGGTCCGAGGGACCGCAATCGTATTGGCGGGCCCAATCAATAGTGAATGCTGGCCTCGGCTCAAATGCTTGATCCTTGCTCAATGTCGACTCCTTGGTGATCATGTCCCGGTCCATGGGCTTTCCGGCAACGGACCGGGGCGGTTCGTTGGAGGCACAACGCTACTACGATGATGTTGAGGCAGGGTACTGGCTTTCCGTCCAGGGTGGTCGGGTGTGGGGGGACTAGGGTGGCGAATTGACATTACCGCTATCGGCCCGTAGATTCCGGCTCGATTACTGATCAAGGGTCGGTATGCTTCGGCCCTCTAATAAGCAACGGAAGGTAAGCAAGTGGCTAAGTTTATGTGGGTCGTTACCATCATCATGTCATTGTTTGGTGCGGTGTTTGGGTTTGGTGGGATGATCCTGGCGAATGGTGCTCCGCAGGAGGCTGCGGCCGCCTCAATGGGCCTTGCATGCGCCGTTATTCCCTACTGCCTGGCGAAGGCGCTGACCGAAATCCGCTCGCTGTAGATTGTCAAGGTTCGACCGAGCCCAGCCCCGCGCTGGGCTTTTTCATCTGGCGCTGAAAAAAGCGCGGCTGTGGTAGATTCCTGTCGTCTACAAGGAGACCAAGATGGCATTAAGGATTCTAGGATTAGCTATAGGCTTGATTCCGCTGATGGCTAGCGCGAGCTGGGTGAAGACGGACCTGCAGGACGAAATGCGCGGTACCAGCACTGTGATGTACAGCCAAGAAGTGGCGCCAATCAGAGGCGAAGGTCCAAAGCTTATCCTCAGGGTCTTTGATAGTGGGGATGGTGTTCCAGGTGCAATGCTGGAACTGGAGTCAGGGGTTGCTAACGGGTGCCCTTCACCTGAAGAAGGCAGGCAGACCTGTGACCTCCAAGTACGGTTTGAGAGCGGGTCTGTTCAGGCGGTTTCTTTCGCATCCAAAGACGGCAAAAGTTTTATGCCTACAAGCATGGGTGCCTTCTCAGGAGCCGTGATGAATGCGAAATTTCTCTACGTGGAAATTCCTTTCGACGAAACGAACGTTCAGTATCGTTACGATCTGACCGGAATCGATGCCAAATACACTCCAAGCCCAACTATTGCGTTGATGGGATTTGAGATCGGAAGTTCCTACATCGGCCAAAGGCCCAATCTCCAGATTTCCCGGCAAGATGGAGATGAGGTTTGTTATGCCGGTAAAAATCTTGCAGGCGTCTTTAAAGGAGTGGTCGTCGAGAAGGCCACGCTGTGTTTTTACAAAGATGTCTTTTATGAGGCCCTGATTGTCCCGGGTAGCAAGGCCTCATACGCAGCGGGCTATAAGCTGATGACTGAGAAATTTGGCAAGGCAGACCCCGATGGAATTTACCCGTCTTGGCCGGACGATAAGGATAAGCTAATCAATCGCAACGTTAGAGAAGCATCCTTTTTCTCCCTAGGGTCGATCCGATACGATTATCCATTCATCATCACTGATGAGGCATGGTCTCTTATGGTGCCGAAACCAGAGAAGACCCAATAGAATGCTGTGTCTGTGAATCTGGATCATGATCAAGAAAGGTATTTGTATGCGAACTCTGATCGGAGCGGTGGGTCTGGCGTTGCTGGCGGGGTGCGTGTCACCAAGCGATCTGAAAGGCAATTCACCGACGACCAAAGCCGTTACCAAGAAGTCACCAAAGGATTACGCGCTATGTGTATTCCCCCAATGGCAGGATGCTCGATCGGAGGCGACCATGTCAGAGACTCAGAATGGCTACCGTCTTGTTATTGCTGCAATGAACCTGACAGACGAACTACTTGAAGTCTCGAGGACGGACGCGGGTAGCTCGGTTGTGTTTTATCAACGTGTTCCATGGATGCCCGGTCTTGGGCGTTCCGCGATAGAGCGCGCGGTGAAATCTTGCCTTTGACGTAGCGCCACCTATCGACCGCCTTCGGGCGGTTTTTTATTATCTGGAGGAAAGCATGGCTGCAACGGTAGCGCATTACGCGCAGATGGCGACGATCAAGCTTTCTGGCTCGCTGGCTCAGAAATTTGGCCGCACGCATCGCCGCCAGCTGGATAGTGGAGAGGGGTGGGAGGCTTTCAAAGCGTTGCGCGTAACTCTTCCCGGATTTGTGGAGGAAATCAGGCGGCTGGATACCTTAGGGATCCGCTTTGCCATCTTCCGCAACCGAAAAAACGCAGGCGCCGATGACCTTGGGCGCCGTGGCACCAAAGAGATTCGCATTGTTCCCGTGATTGGTGGGAGCAAGCGCGGAGGTCTTCTTCAGACGATCATTGGCACCGTAATCTTCGTTGCGTCTTTTTTCGTTCCTGGGATGCAAGGGTGGGGGCAGTCTCTCGGCGCATCGCTCGCCTTGGGCGGCGTCATCCAGATGCTCAGCCCCCAAGCCAAGGGCCTGTCCCAAAGCTCTGCGCCCGAGAACCTGCCGAGTTACGCCTTCGGCAGCGCCAAAAACACCACCGCCAGCGGCAACCCAGTCCCGATCTGCATCGGCGAGCGCCGGTGGGGCGGGGCGATCATTTCGGCCTCCATCGAGGCACAGGACAAGGCCTAGGGCCTATTCAGCGTACAAACCGCCTCCGGGCGGTTTTTTGTTGCCCGGAGGAAAGCATGGGCCCGACAGATCACCTGGACATCACCGGCGGCAAGGGTGGCGGGAGCAAACCGAAGACCCCCGTCGAGGCCCCTGACAGCCTGCAGTCGACGAACATTGCCAAAATTCTACTGGCCGTGGGAGAAGGTGAGTTCGACGGTGTGCCGACCGACCGCGACATTTACCTCGACAACACACCGATCATGGACGCCAGCGGCAACGTGAACTTCCCGGGTGTGAAGTGGGAGTGGCGCCCTGGCTCCGTCGAGCAGGACTACATCCAGGGAATTCCGTCGGTGGAGAGCGAGACCACCGTCAACGTCGAACTGCGCAGTGACAACCCGTTCACCCGGGCGCTGAGTAATACCCAGCTGTCGGCCGTGCGCGTGCGCATGTCCTGGCCGCGTCTGGCCAAGCAGGACAGTAACGGCAACACCAACGGTTACCGCATCGAGTACGCCATCGATATCGCCACTGACGGCGGGGCGTATGTGGAGGCTCACCGCGGCGCCGTCGATGGCAAGACCACCAACGGGTATCAGCGCTCCGTGCGCGTGAACCTGCCGGCGGCCACCTCCGGCTGGATGCTGCGCGTACGGCGCATCACCCCGAACGCCAACAGCGGTACCGTGGCCGACACGATGACCATTGCCGGCTACACCGAGATCATCGACGAAAAGCTGCGCTACCCAAACACCGCGCTGCTGTACATCGAATTCGACGCTCAGCAGTTCCAGAACATCCCGGCCGTGACGGTGAAGTGCAAGGCCAAGCGTTGGCCGGTGCCCACCAACTACGACCCGGTGACGCGCACCTATACCGGGGTGTGGGATGGCACTTTCAAACAGGCCTGGACCAACAACCCGGCGTTTGCCACCTATGGCATCTGCGTGGAAGACCGTTTCGGCCTGGGCAAGCGCATCAAGTCCTGGATGGTCGACAAGTGGGAGATGTACCGCATTGCCCAGTACTGTGACCAGCTGGTGCCGAACGGGCAGGGTGGGCAGGAGCCCCGTTACCTGTGCGACCTGAACCTGCAGGGCCGCGCCGAGGCCTGGACCCTGCTGCGCGACTTGTCTGCCATCTACCGTGGCATGGTGTACTGGACCCACGGATCGCTGTTCATGCAGGCTGACATGCCGCGTGCGCAGGACATCGACTACGTGTTCACCCGGGCCAACGTGATCGACGGTGAGTTCGTGTACGGCGGCGCCGAGCGCAACACACACTACAGCCGGGCCTTGGTCAGCTACGACAACCCGGCCAACAACTACGACACCGACGTCATTCCGGTGACCGACAACGCGCTTCAGCGCCGGTATCGGGACCGCCCGGTAGAAATATCGGCGATCGGCTGCACTCGTGCCTCCGAGGCACAGCGCCGTGGGAAATGGGCACTGTTGAGCAACAGCCAGGACCGCACCGTCACATTCAAGACTGGCATGGAAGGCCGCATCCCGCTGCCTGGCTACGTCATCCCTGTGGCGGATGAGCTGGTGGCCGGCCGCCCGAATGGTGGACGGATCTCCGCCGCTGCCGGCCGAGTGGTCACCCTCGATCGCGACACGCCGATCAAGGCAGGTGACCGCTTGATCCTGAACCTGCCCAACGGCACCGCTCAGGCGCGCACGGTGCAGTCTGTGGCCGGGCGCGCGGTGACGGTGACCACTGAATACAGCGTGCAGCCAGAGCCCGAGCTTCAGTGGGCAATCGACTACGAAGACCTGGCGGTGCAGCTGTTCCGCGTGCTGAAGACCACTCGCACCCAGGAAGGCGAGTACGAGATCACTGCGCTCGAGTTCAACCCAAGCAAGTTCGCAGCAATCGACACTGGCGCCAAGCTCGATGAGCGCCAGATCAGCATCATCCCGGTGACAACCGTGCAACCGCCGGCCAGCGTCACCCTGACGTCGGCCTACGCGGTGGACCAGGGTATTGGTGTTAACACGATGACGATTGCCTGGCCGGCAGTACCGGGTGCAGTTGCCTATGACGTCGAATGGCGGAAGGACAATGGCAACTGGGTTCGAATTCAGCGTGTCGGTGCGACTTCGGTCGATGTGGTGGGCATATACGCGGGCGCTTACTTGGCGCGCGTGCGGGCTGTCAGCTCGTTCGATATCACGTCGACCTGGCGCGATTCCATACTGACCCAGTTGAAGGGGAAGGAAGGTCTACCGCCTGCAGTTGCATTCCTCACCACGACACCACTGGTATACGGGACTTGCCTGCGTTGGGGCTTCCCGGCTGGCGCCGAAGACACCGAGCGGACCGAGATCTGGCGGAGCGCGACGACCAGTCGCAACGACGCCACCAAACTCGGCGATTTCACCTATCCGCAGGCTGAACACGAAATCCACGGCCTTGCCGCGGGCGTTTCCTTCTTCTACTGGGCGCGCCTGGTGGATCGCTCTGGAAACATAGGCCCCTGGTACCCTGCAGGTGTAGGCGTCAACGGACAGTCCAGCAGCAACCGATCCGAATACGAGGAGTACTTCAAGGACAAGATCAGCAATGGCGCTCTGTATCCCGCGCTGAGGCAAGAGATCGAACTGATCTCGGGCCCGCCGAGCACTCCTGGCTCAGTCAATGCGCGCATTCAGGACCTGGGCGAGCAGGTCGCCGAGATCACCGACCAGCTGGGCACGCAGATCACCCAGGCTCAGCAGGACCTGCAGCAGCAAATTGACACGATCGCCGATCTGGCTGACTCGATGCCCTACAAGCTCGACCAGGCCTACACCGCTGGCCAGGGCGTGCTGGGCGAGGACGGCAAGCTATACCAGGCCAAGGTCGACGTGCCGGCCGGTAATCCGCCACCGAACGCCACCTTCTGGACCGATATCGGCCAGGCAGTGCAGACGGCCAATGGTCTGGCAGCACGCGTGACTACGGTAGAAACGAAGGTAACTGAACAGGACGGCAAGCTCGCTGCGGAGTCGACGCGCATTGATGGCGTGCAATCGAGCCTCGCTACCACCAACCAGAACGTCAATGCTGCCCAGCAGGCCGCCCAGGACGCGGCGACTTTGGCCGGTGGCAAAGGCAAGGTGATCGTGCAATCGGCCGCCCCGGCTGCTGCTGACCGCCTGGCGCAAAACCTGTGGATTGACACCACGGGCAACGCCAATACGCCGAAGCGCTGGAACGGCAGCGCCTGGTCGGCCGTGACGGACAAAGTGGCGACGGATGCTGCCGCCGCAGCGGCCAATGCGCTGTCGGTAGCACAGACCAAGGCGGACGCGACGGTCGTCGACAGCCTGTCTTCGAAGGTGAACCAGCAAGGTGACACTCTCACCTCGCAGGGGCAGGCGCTCACTGGTGTGCAGAACAGCCTGACCACGACGAACCAGAACGTCACGGCTGCTCAGCAAGCGGCGCAAGCAGCCTCCGACGCCGCTGGGGCCAAGGGCAAGGTGTTGTATCAGTCGACCGCGCCGGCAGTGGCGGACCGTCTGGCCCAGAACCTCTGGATCGACACGACTAGCAATGCCAACACGCCCAAGCGCTGGAATGGCACGGCCTGGGTTGCCGTCACTGACAAGGTGGCAACCGACGCTGCTGCGGCTGCCCAGTTAGCTTTGGCCCAGGTGGCCACCAAGGCCGAAGCCTCGGCCCTGCAAACACTGGACACCGAGGTCAAAAGCCATGGCACTACCCTGACCAGCCAGGGCGCTGCGCTGACCAAAATTAGCAACCAGATCGGCAACGTCGGCGGGGACAACCTCCTGGCCAACTCCTCGTTCGAGGAACTGGCAACGGCGAGCCGTGCCAAGTACTGGAACGTTGGTGCCACCGCCACCGGCACGGTTACATCGATGGTGGATTCGCCTCTGGCGCAAAGCACCAAGGCCCAGCGCGTGGAGCATCCCGCCCTGCCTGCTGGCGGCTACGTTGACCTGGCCTATGGCGGGGACAACATGGCGAGACCTAAGGCCAGGCCGGGGGCGCAGTACGCGCTGAGCGTCTTTGCCCGGGGCACCCCGGGGGTGGAGTTCCGGCAGTACTTGCAGTTCAGGGATGCTGCCGGCGCCGTACTGAGTGCACCTGTCGCGATTCACAGCCTGACCGCTGACTTTAGCCGCTACGTGATCCTCGCAACTGCACCGGCTGACACCGTGTCGGTCACTGTTTGGGCGGGCCGAATGCTGAATGGTGGGTCGACCACCATCTCAGCTTGGTCCGAGATGGACAACGTTCAGTTCCAGGAAGGTGCAGTGGCTACCGCCTATGCCCCCTCAACAGAGCAGTCTGCAGCAGTCCAGGCCGCAGCAACACAAGCCCTGCAAAACAGGGTCGAGCAAACCGAGGCGGGCCTGTCATCTCAGGGGGCAGCGATCACCAGCCTCGACAATAGCCTGACGACCACCAACCAGAACGTCACCGCCGCTCAGCAGGCCGCCCAGGCGGCAGCGACGGCCGCCGGTGCAAAGGGGGAGGTGATCTATGGTGCAGCCGCTCCGGCTGCCGACAAGCGTTTGGCACAAAACCTGTGGATCGACACCACGGGTAATGCCAACACGCCCAAGCGGTGGAACGACTCGGCCTGGGTGGCGGTGACCGACAAGGTTGCCACGGACGCCGCTGCAGCGGCTGCCAGCGCGCTGACGCAGGTGGCCACCAAGGCCGAGGCCTCGGTGGTGCAGGCGCTGTCGACGACGGTTGGCCAGCAGGGCACAACCCTGACGAGTCAGGGCCAGTCCATCACCGAGCTGCGCAACACCATTGGTGGTATTGGTGCTGGCGGCCTCGACGCTGCACCAGGTGCAACGTGGCAGTTCGATACCAGCGTGGAGGGCTGGATCGCGACCAACGCTACGCTCACTGCCGGAACCGGCAGTGTCACCATCACGGCAACAGCCAATGACCCGATGCTGGTCAGCCCGATTGTCAGCATCAATGGTGCGCTCTACAGCCGGATCAAGATGAAGATCACCCGAAAGGCCGGTGCTGCTACCGACTGGGACAGTTCGCTGTTCTACCAGACGACTGGCCATGGCTTCTCTGGCAGCTACATCGCCAGAGCGGCGAACCCGAACATTGCGATCGGGGAGAGTGCGATCGTCGAGTGGGACATGGCCAACCTGTTTGCCGGCGGCAATGACTGGATCACCAGCACCATTACTCGCCTGCGGATTGATATCGGCGCGCTGTCTGGCGGCGCGTTCGAGATCGACTGGATAGCGGTCGGCCGGTTGGGCCCTGGTGCTTCGGCTGCTGCACTGCAGCAGGTCAGCACGAATGTGACCCAGCAAGGCGAACAGCTGACGGCCCAAGCCAGCCGCCTGGACGGGCTGTATGTCCAGGTGAATCCGGAAATGGAAGGGGACAGCTCCGGTCTGGCTGGCGCCACGGGTGGCCTGGTGGGTGTCTGGACTGAGCAGTCGGCCCGGGTCGAGGACGGCATTGCGATGGGGCGCCAGGTCGAAACGGTCCAAGCGCAGATGGGCCAGACCAATGCCTCTGTACAGCAGGTCAGCGAGGTCATGGCTGACATCAATGGCAGGGTGTCGGCTCAAACCACGCTGAAGGTCGAGACAAACCAGGGCGGCCGCAAGGTCGTCTCGGGTATCGCGATCGGCAGCAATGGGGAGGAGGGCGAGATCCTGCTGATGGCCCAGCGGCTGGCGGTCATCGACAGCCTGAACGGGCAGACGATCCTGCCGTTCGTGGTCGAAGGCGGGCAGATCTTCATCAACCAGGCGGTGATCAATACCGCGTTCATCCAGCAAATTGTGGCCGGTATGACCATTCGATCTGCTGCGCTGAACGCCCAGGGCCTACCGCTACTGGAGATCAACTTTGCAGCGGGTACGTTCACGCTGAGGGGGCAGGATGCTAACGGTTCGACTCTGCTCAACAACGGAGGCCTCTATGTGTATGACGCAAATGGCATCGAGCGTACGGCAGTGGGGAGGCTTACCTGATGGCTGACCTATATGGGCTCCGGACGCGGGATGCGTCCGGGGTTACCACCCTCGACACCACCATCACCTCGGTGCGGTCGCTGAAAATGATACAGGTCGCTGGCAACGGAGCGTTCGATCAGTACATCTCCATTCCCGAGATCCAGGCGCAGTCGTTCGTGGTCGTGGATGCACTGTATGACGGAGGAGAAAACACAAGCAGCCCCCAAGCTTGGTACTCGACGGGGCAGCTGCAACTGCGGCAACCCTATACCCAGACCTGGCAGGTGATGATTCTGTCGATGGGAGGCGAGCCGTTCGCTGCACCTGGTTCTTATGGCATCCGCGCTTCGAACAACAACATTCGAACGCAGATCGACTCGATCAATCAGGTGCTAACGGTTCGCTACAACGGTAGGTTCAATATTGGCTTTCAAGGACCTGGCAGCAGAAATCAGATCCAATGGGCCGATGTGAACTTTGCCGCCCCGATCACCACGTATGAAAGGCCACTGGTCTTTCTGAATGCCGATGACTACATGATGGTCGGTAACTTTTCGGTGAAAGGTAGCCCGGGGAACTGGACAGGATTCAGGCTTAAAGCCTGGAACTACCAACCCGGGCATGGGGAGGCTGCCCTGTATCCGATGATGATCAACTGGTTCTGCGCGAGCTACATGGTGCCGGATGCAGCTCCGGGGCAATACGGGGCCTCGGTTCGGGACGCCGTGGGCAACCGGACCTTTGTCACCACCGCTAACCTGGCGCTGCTGAGTGGCCAGCCTGCGTCCAACTCCTTTGTTGTGGCTGGGGATCCGCTCACAGGTGGGGCTTGGTATGCGCCTAGCAATCAAATGCCCTGGACCGGGAGTTACCAGGACTACGTCTTGGCGAATGCCTTGTTTTCTGTCACTGCCATTGGACAAACGACCCAACCATTTCGCGCCAATTTTGGCGGATTTCTGCCTGGAAACCGATCTGTGTTGCAGATGTATTGCGACAACGGATCGGGGATCAATCCGCTCACAGCCAACGGGCGAACGCTGTTCGCCTCCAGGCCAATGAAGCCGCTTTAAGGAATCACTATGGCAAAACAAATCATCAACCTCGGCACTGCTCCCAGCGGCGCCGGTGGAGACGATCGCCGAAGCGCCTGGCTGAAGGCCATCGCGAACTTCGACGAGCTTTACAGTTTCATCGCTACCGGTTTCAACCGGGCAAATATCCTGGGCGCTGTCGGCCAGGCATCGGGGGTTCCGACTGGCGCGATTATCCAGCGTGGCAGCAACGCTAACGGCGAATACGTTCGATACGCCGACGGCACGCAAATCTGCTGGACCACAACACCAAGCTTGGTCCCTCCAGCGGGTTTGGGTTCATGTCTCTGGACGTTTCCGATCGCGTTTTCAGCGCGGCCTGGATTCGCGGCGCTGACACCAGACATCGGCTCCGGATCTGATCCGCGTCAGTATGCGGCAGTCACACAATATGCGGCCGCCACCAGCGCATCGGTTCGATTTCAGACATACATGGCAAGCGCCGTAGGCTGTGGCGCCTTTGCCATTGGGAGGTGGTTCTAATGCTGATCAAGTTCAATCCGGTGTTCTCCGATCAACTGCTCACGGTCTACAAGCAGGGTGACAGTCTCACCATCGATGGTCTGACGCTGGACTTCTCGGCCTTGGCCGAAGGCGCAACGCTGCCAGCTGAGGCGCTGGGGTGCCCTTGGATCACAGCACCTGTTGAGCGGGTCAATGGACGCCTGGTGCTGACCTTGACGCTGCCGCACGGTCATGACGCGCCGTATGAGGTCCGATTCCCTCAAGATGTCTTTTTTGAAGAGAACGGCAAAGTACCACTGCCAACTCCCGATCCGGAGACCTATGCCCCGGCGCAGGGCTTCGCCGCTATCGACTGGACGCTGGTGGAGACAGCCGAGGACAAGGCAGCGGCTGCCGCCACCCAACTACTCGAATCGGTTACCCAAGAAATTGCTCAACGCCGAATGGCTGCCGACACCGCTATTGCGCCACTGCAGGATGCAGTAGACCTGGAGGAGGCCACTGCAGAGGAGGTCGACAGGCTCAAGAACTGGAAACGGTACCGAATTGCCTTAAGTCGTGTGCCCGAGCAGTCCGGCTACCCTGCCGCGATTGACTGGCCCGCAACACCCAACTGACTTGCCAACCAACTACCCGACCGCCGCCCGGCGGTTTTTTTTGCCTGGAGAAAACCTATGCCTTTCATCGTCATCGACCGTACCAACGCCCTGGGCCCGCTGCGCACTGTGGAGTACGCCACAGAAGCTGAGGCTGATGCAGCGGCACGCGAGCTGCTGAACGCTCAGCCTGGTAACGAAGTCCTCACCGCCCAGCTGATCAAGCGCTACTCCGCTCAGGTCAGCGTGACCGTTCAGGAGGCTGAAGCGCTGCCTGTCGAGGAGCCTGCCCAATGAGCACTCCCCGCGGTGTACGCAACAACAACCCCGGCAATATCGACTTCAACCCGCGCAATGCATGGCAGGGCCAGCTGGGGCTGGAGGAGGGCGTGGCTAAGCCGCGCTTCGCTCGATTCGACCAGGCCGAAAACGGTATCCGGGCTTTGGGCAAGCTGCTGCTGAACTACCGGGGCAAGGATGGTATGCCCGAGGTTGGTCGCCCAGGCATCGACACCCCGCTGGAATTCATCAGCCGCTGGGCGCCGTCCAGCGAGAACAATACCCAGGCCTATGCCCAGGTCATCGCCAAGCGCCTGGGAGTTGGCGTACGCGACTCCATCGACATCTCCAAGCCGCAGGTGCTGCGCGAAGCCGTGGTCGGCATCATCGTTCACGAGAACGGCGGCAATCCGTACAAGGCAGAGGTGATCGACGAAGGCATTCGGCGGGCGCTGGCATGACCTGGCTGGGTGCGGTACCAGCCTGGTGTTGGTGGCTGATCGCTCTGGTGCTGGTCGCTGGCGGGCAGCAGTACCGGGTTGTGCTTGCCGATGGAGAATCCACAGAGGCACGCAAGGAACTGTCCGACTACCGCCTGGAGGTCTCCGAGCGGGACCGGCGCGCAGCCGCTCAGGCCAGAACCGAAGAACAGCGCCGCCAAACCATGGCGGACGAGGAGGGTGAGAGTGCACGCAAGAAACTGGAACTGGCCCAAGGCCGCGCCGCTGATGCTGAGTCTGCTGCTGACGGGCTGCGCGGGGAAATCGCCAGACTGCGCTCAGGCCACAGAGCCACCTGCGATACCATCTCTGCCCAGCAGCGCCAGGCAGGAACCTCTGCCGTCGTGGTGCTCGGGGGACTGCTTGAAGAAGCTGACCGAATGGCGGGAGACCTCGCGACAGCGCTTGAGCGAAGCCGAATAGCTGGGCTGGCGTGCGAGTCGATCTATAATGGCCTGACCAAGTGAAAAGGTCGTCGGCATGAAGCCAAAGCAGCCAGAAGTCCTAATGCCTGATCACCCCATGTACACCGACGCCGTGGACGCCATGAAGCGTTATCACGACGCTCAGGTGGCTGGCAGGCCAGCCGACGAAGTCGAGCGGTTGCGACTGATCGCTGAGTCTCAGTTCCAGGCGGTCACGGACTATCAGCTCAAAGCGTTAGGCGGCCATGCTGGCCCTATTCACTGATCGGGCCGCATGTGTCGACATCCTTCCTGAGCAACCACGCATAGTCCGCTGAGCGGTACTGGCGCTTTTGCGTTTCCTGATGCTCAAATACTGTATCCATATACAGTGTTTGGTGCAGCATGTATTTCCTCCTCGTTCGCCGCCGCGTGAATGGCGTGGCCATCCCTTCCGATCAGCTCAGGAAGATCCAGCCCCTGCGGGCCGACATCCACATCGGTGACCACCACAGTGAGCCGCTGGGCCGGGTTTCGACCCAGGCCTGGGTTTTCAATCCGTCCCCCGGTCCCGACATCATCCCCCGGCTGCACGACGCCAAGCTCAACGGTATGGCCCAACTCGGACTCAACATCAACGGTGTCGAGGAAATTGACGGGGTGCTGTACGCCCAGTCGTGGTGGTGCCGGGCGGTGGGCGATTATGGCAACTGAGCTTCCGCAGGCCTGGCTGGCCGAGCTGAACGATCAGGCTGCCCTGGTGGCTGATCCTGATGGGCGCGCAGCGGTGCTCGATGAGATGGCTTATGCCGCGCGCCGGCGGCTGGAGGTCGATGACGGCGACCTGGTAGACATGCTGGAGATCGTCGAGTCGGCCAGGCTGTGGGCGCTAGATGGCGCCGATCTGTGAGTAGCTATATAAAGGAAGGGAATCGGTCGGCAGAACGCCGGGATGGGCAGCCTGTGCTGCGTGAGAAATGCGTGACTCTCGTGAACGCTTGGGAGCACCTATGGACGGTCGGTTGCAGCGAGCGCGCCAAAAAATGCTGTGGTATCATGCCTTTAGCTGGCTTGGCATGCATGGGGTGCAAGGGGTCGAGTGTTCGAATCACTCCGTCCCGACCAATAATCCCAAGGACTTAGGCCATTTCCGTAAGGGGTGGCCTTTTTCCTTTGCGTGACTTTTGCGTGACTTCTCAGGTTTTTACGCCTGCCTCCTCTTCAAAATCGTCAGCACCGGCCCACGCGAGTCCGTCGCTGAAACTTTGTTTGCCGCCTCTATCAACTGTCCCAGCTCCGCGCCAGAATAGTGACTGGTCACGCTGCCGTTCTTGTGGCCAAGAAGCGACTTCCGATCTTCCTCTGTTACACCAGCTGCTTTCAGGCGCCTGCCGAAAGTGTGCTTTAAGTCGTGAACCCTGATCGAAGCGAACCCAGGGTGTGCCGGCCGCAAGTGTTGCTCCTGCCAGAGCTTTGCCGCGCGCACCCTCGCTTTTTTCCAGGCCGAGTCGTTCATCCTGTGCATTCCGGTGCCGTTGTAGGGAAACACCCATTCCCGGCTAATCCCGCGCTGACCGTCGATGATCGACTTTGCCACGCTGTTCAGCACCACCAGACGCTCGTCTCGGTTCTTCACGCCTGAGTTCTCGTGCCGGCCGCCGAAATCGGCAGGTATCAGGAACACACTGGTGCCCAGTTCGGGTACCGAGATCTCCCAATCCCACCTCAGTTTGCAGACCTCCTGCTCGCGGCAGCCCGTGTTCACCTTGAACAGGGCCATTCGCTGCAGGTGGTCCGGCAACTCACCGAAGAGAATCGACTGCTCATCCCAAGACATCGGGTAGGGCTTTCGGCTGGATCTCTTCTCCTCCAGCTTGGCCAGCAGCGGAATGCTGTCGAGCCAGGGCCTGCGCTCTTCATCCCGCCATTTCCGGCAAGCCAGCGACAAAACGCGAACCACCCGCTCGATCGCAATGTTCACCGTCCGGTTGCTGACCGCCTTCCTCACTTTCCCATTCGGCAAGTCTTCGTCCGTCTGCCGGTCCCGAATGAACGGGGCCAGCGCCTGGTCGTCGATGTGCGTCAGCGGCAGGTCGCCCAGGTATGGATCAAGTTGCTGGAGGCACAGGGCAGTCAGCTTGATTGACGGCTGATCCTTGTGCTCGAGCAGGTACCTGGTAGCCGCTTCCCGAAAGGTTCGCACTTGCCGGACGCCGTACACCTTGCGCTGGCGGATCTGCTCGAGCCGGTGGATCAGGTACTTTTCCGCTTCCGCCCGGTCACAAGTTCCAGTGCTTTCGTAAAGTCTTTCGCCGTTGATCCTCTTGTCGATGTGCCAGATGCCGTTCCTTTGGGAAAGGCCTGTGATTGTCTTTCGCGCCATCCCTTATCTCCTGATGGGCGCTCGCTGCCGGGTGATTGTCGTCCCTGAGCGCCTTCTTTCGCAATTGCCATGGCCTGGATGTAGTCGTTCACCCAGGCGTCCAGTTCTTCCCGGTCAAAGCCGATGCCGCGCTCCCCGATGGGGAACTCGCTCACATGCGGCCTGACGGTCTTGTTGAATTCCGATCGGCACATGCCGAGGTAGTGGGGTGCATCGCCAGCGCGGATGATGCGCGGCTGAATGCGAGCGGCCGGTGCCGCGCTGGCGTTTGCCATGTAGTTCTCCTTCGGCAGATCAGGCCGTGAAGTGGTATCCGACCTTCGCCGCCCGGGCGGCTTCCTCGGTGCGGAACATGAGCTGGGTTTTGCTGATGCGGCCATAGGCCTCGTATTCCGCATCGACCCACCAGGCGCCGAACTTGCGGTACGGCTCGCCGAGGATCTTCGTGACGTAGCAGTCGATCAGGTTCATGGATGGTCTCCACGCCGCCGGTGGCGGCAGGTTGGTGGTCAGGTGGGAGTCTTTTCGAGCACCGTGTCGGCGAATTTCAGTGCGGCCTGGGCGTCGTTGACATAGGCCGGGTCGAAGCCCCCGGCGTAGTGGATAACGCGCTGGCAGGCGTCCAGTTCTTTGCGCGCCAGGCGCAGCGCCTGGGTCAGTTCTTCCTGGAGCGCACCCTCGGCGCGGCCGATATCCCAAAACTCTTTGCCCCAATGGCCTTCAGGAGGCGGGTTACTGTTTTGCTTGCCGAAGGCCATGGCGCCAAGGATGGCGTCACAGAGCAGCCGCTTGTAGATGTTCGCGCCATCCAGACCCAGGCCACCGCGCCGACGCAGAGTGCTGACGACCTCGTCGACGTTCAGGCCGCTATCCTTGAGCACGATGTCGAGCTCGGGCTTATCCGGGGTGTAGATGACCAGGGCCAGCTTTGCGCCTGGCCACAGGTCGGCCGCGATGCGCTCCAGGCAGTCATTGGCGGTTTGATGAAATTGCTGAGTTGCGGACATGGGAATCCTCGCCCGCGCATGTCGGCGGGCTTGAGTAGTTGGGGGAGGGGTTAGGCTCGCGCTTCGAACAGTTCGATCTGCGCTGCCGGGGTGTCGCGGATGGTGATCGCTTCGGCGATGCGCTGCTGGGCGGTACCGAAGTGCGCCTGGTCCTGCTCAATGCCGATGAAACGGCGACCCAGCTGGATACAGGCAACGCCGGTCGTGCCGCTGCCCATGGTGTAGTCGCGGGGGTTACTGGCGACCACCAGCGAGCTGAAAGGCTGGGCTGCGCAGAGGACGATGGCCGCCTCAGGCTTGGCGATTCTCAAGTACTGCTCCCAGAGCGGGACGAAGGGGATCACCACATCCCAGGAGCACTGCGTGGTGCCATAGGGTAAGTCAGCCAGGACCAGGTCAACGCTGGCGTCTGGAATCGACTTCATCACCTCCAGGCACTCGCCGCGGTAGAGGCTGACTTCACTCATCGCGGCCCCCTGTAGATCAGGTATGCCATGTAGGCGAGGGCGATCATGGCTGCAGCTCCTTGCGCGTTGCGATCACAGTGTCGACGCGCCTATCAAGGTCGTGGCCGTTGATCACGATGTTGTCGGGCGTCAGGCCTGCGAATAGGCCGCCGTTATGGATTGTGTCGACGTCTGCCTGGCGGAGGACGCGGTACCGCTCGGCATCCTTGCGCAGGGCCTCGTTCTCGACCTTGAGCCGGTCGTATGCCTCAGCCATCACGACATAAGGGCCGTGAGGGTCGTAGCTGATGCGGTTTCCCGCCTCGGAAAGCATTTTGACGGCTTTGTAACGGTGAACTTCGGTCATGGCATCAGTTCCTTCGGCACCTGGACGGTATCGCCGAGCTTGTGGTTGACGAGGCCCCGGCAGAACGCGATCAGGGCCGTTGGGCCGTAGTACCAGACCCCTGCGCCGGCCGGGCCGCCTGCGTAGCGCAGGTCATCTGGAAGCCCGGGGATGTGCTGTGCGGTGCCGTGATACTTGTCGATCAGCAACCCGCCCTGGCCCCAGTCGGTGGATGGCGACCATGACTCTTCACCGCGCTCGCCATCATTGAGCCAAAGCGTGAGATCATCATTGAGCGAAACGCTTCCCGCTGGCGGGAATTGCCCACCTTCCGGGTAAATCAGGACGCCACCGCACTCAGCACTTGCGACTGCCCAGTCCAGCGCCGCACCGACAAGGTTGGACACCCTCACTTCGATCAGGTCGGTCATGGCTGATCACCTCGATACGCTCGGTAGCCCGCCGAGATTGTGTCGCCGAAAATTAGCCAGATCAGAAAAGCGATCCCGAGCGGGTACCAAGCCCAATCGGGCAAGAACTGGAGCAGCCAAATGAAGGGGAGGCCTATGGCGAGCACGATGAAGCAGAACACAAGCATGAACAGGTGAAGCCCCAGATCGCGTTTGCCGCTTCGACTCATTGCGGATAGCGCGGCACGCAGCCGCTCTTTCGTTCGGTTCACAGCTGATACCTCTCATCAATCCAGCGCCCAGGCGCCAGTGCGGGTGTAGGTTCGGGTTGGGTTTCGTGCGGGGAGAGCTGGCGCTTGTTGCCGGCCTGGAGCTGGCCACGAAGCATCCAGTCGGGCAAACAGCTGATTCCTGCCGAGGTTGTCCAACAAGTAACAAGCCTTTTATCGTCGTGGTACACGTAGAAGCCGGTTCGCATAGGCAGGAGTTCAGGTTGGTTTGCACTGGACTCGGCTTTGCATTGATCGGGATCGCTACTCCAGCAGTCAGGCTGGCAGCCGGCCAGGGTGGCCAGCAGCAGGAGGCAGAGGGCGAGGCGGGTCATGCCGCCACCTTGTGGCGGACCCACACGCAAACAGGGCCGTCTTCGGTGTCGTGGATCGAGAAGGTGAACCAGCCATCACCGACCGGCTTGCTTGGCTGCCAGGGCGTGCAGTCATAGTCGCCGCCGGCGTCGAGCCATTCCGCATTCAGTTCTTCCGGGCCGTCGTTTTCCATGTCGACCACGCTGTACTCCAGGCCGTGGTCGCCGAACCAGCTGAACGGAAGCGCGCATTCGTCGCCGTCGTCCGGCCAAGCCGGGTGGGTCCAGAAGCCGTATTCATCGCGCTCAACCTGCAGCGGCTGGAGCAGTTGCTTTTCTTCAGACATGACTTCGTCCTTGGCCGCCACATCGCGGCAGTGAGTTGTACAAGGGGTTTGGTTCGGTACAAGAAAATCGGCCGGTGGTCCGATTCAGTTCTCAAGCTGCGATACCGAGATTGCGTCTCGCCTCGCTTTGGCTATGGTGAGAGTTCACCCGTGGCATACAACTAAAGTCGTAGGAGGTCGACATGAGGATTCGCGGTGAAGTTTTCTGGCAATGGGCAGACCCAACGCTCCATCACCGAACCCACGAAGAAACCCTTGATGATGGCACCTACATCGATGTGCAGGTGAGGCTTTCGCGCACCGGCAGCACCCAGATGTTCATTGGGGTCTATGCCTCGACAGGCATGGCTCTTCACGAAGAGGCGTTCGATTCCCGTCCCAGTGAATCAATGACCAGGGCTTTGGCCTGGGGCGTAGGACGGGCCCGCCGCATTGCCACAGACACTCTCCCAAAATTCGACCAGGTCGCCTGCTCGGGATAGGGAAAAGGGTTACCGCTGGGAGGAGTACAAATGTGCTCTTATGCTAGGAGCTGGTACCGGGGCGTGCACAGGCGTTATCGGCCATAGCGCGGCACTCGACTTGACGCGGGCCGTCGAACTTGCCGCAGTCGGGATGTGCGCACTGTTTGCAGCCAAGAGGATCAGGCAAAGCGCTCGGCTCTGCGCTGGCTGATAGGGCGTCAGCAATCCTGCGAATTTCATAGGCGGCATCTTTCAGCCTGGCGTCCGCAGAGTCCACAGCAGCATCAACACGTGCCCTGGTCATTTTCTTGTCTTCGTCTTGCAGATCTTGCAGTGCGAATAGCGGGGCGCTGATCAGGTGGGCAGCCATGCGGATCAACTTGCCTGAGTTGTCTCGCAGTACCGCATCCCGCTCGGCCAGTTGGGCGCGCTGATTCGAAATCCGCAGGCTCTGCCGCTGGATGTTCGAGTCAGAGTGCTTGATGACTTCGCGCAGCTGCTCAACCTCGGCGCTTCCGGTCAACGGCCCGACTGGCGTCATGGGCAGCCCAGTCGCCGCCGCATCCCTCTCTGCCTCTTCTTTGGTCCACCAGAAGGCAGTACCAACCATCCAGGCTATAGGCTCGGGGTGGGGCTGCGGCTCTGGGTGCGTTTCGCGGTAGCCGGCCAGGAACAGCAGGTAGTCGCTGTGGGTGCGCGGGTCTTCGAAGCCGGTGCTGTCCTTGCGCAGTTCCGCCTCTCCCAGGCCGAGCGGGTTGAGCCTGATGAACACATCGCGTGGGTCGGTGTTGCTGGATCGGTTTTCTGTGGGCATGTTGATGTCTCGGATCCTGGAATTGAACGCCACGCCCGTGCTTTCCTATTGGCTCAGTTCACAACAGGAGTGTTGCCGTGGGTACGAAAGTTTTTGGGCGGGCGTTTATTTGGTCGGGCGCTTCACAGCTGCAGGGCGGCTATTACCCGATCTTGAGTGTTCAGCGGGGCGATGAAAGGCCTGCATATGCCGTGATCATGTCGAACAGCTATCCCACCCTTGAGGAGGCTCATCGAGTAGCTATGGATGCTGTCGTGAAGGTCGAGTCGGTGAGCGATCAAAACGTGATCACATTGAAAGGAGGTCAGAAGCTTCAGGCCGCGTGACTTGCAGCCTGGTAGTCGGACCATCCGATTTTCGGCATTTTGGTCTTTGGATTGATCACAGGCTTCCCCTTGGCGTCGACCAGCGCGCAGCGGGCGCGAATGCGCAAATCGCGGCACTCGCCGTGCTTCCTCGCCAGATCGATGAACTGCTGCGCGTACTGAGGGGCGTCGAATAGATTGCTCAGTTGCTTCACTCGCTCTCCGCTCATGAGCTTGTCAGCGTACTTCGCGACGGCCTCGTCCCACTGGGCTGGCGTGAGCTGCAAAGGGGGGGCGCCAGGCTTGCCGGGCTTGCTTGTTTTGACGCGCTTCTTGGCCTCGGCCAGCGCTACATCACGGGTCATGCCGAACACTGCGAATGTGCTCATGGTGATCTCCAGAAAGGCGCCTCCCTCGCCGGGGTGGCGTTATCGTTGAATAGGGGAAGGCGCTGGCGGGCAGCGCTGGAGTTCAAGCCCGTTCTGCGAGCAGGATCAGCCCGGTATCGTCCGGGTCGTCGCCGAGCTCAAGGCCTGGGGCGCGAAGCTCGCGGCTCAGCCGGAACTGGTCCAGCTTGCGCACCACAGAACTCGAAAGCGTGATTTCGTGGCGCGGCGCGCTGAGGAAGTGCCGGGCCGCTTCAGGCCCTAATTCATGGATGCGGTGGATCAGCAGGGTCATGGCCTCGCCGTTTTCCTCGACCTCGGCCCACTGCATGATCTCGGCCAGGGCCTGGCGGGTGCCGGTGCGGGCCTTCATGCGCAGCTCTTCAACCCCGGCCTTGGCCTCTTTGATCTTGCGCTTCTCGTCACGCTGCTTCGGCGTCAGAGCCATCATCGCCTCCATTGCGCACAAAGCTGGCGCCCGGCCCGATGTCGAGCAGGTCACACACCCGGTTGATGATCTTGAGCGCGGCGTCGAACACCTTGGCGTCGTCCGGTTCGCGGGCCAGGCGCTTCATATTCGGCTGGTGCTCCAGGCACACCTTGTCGACCAGGCGCCGTGCCAGCCTGCGCAGGTGATCGGCGCTGTCGTGCAGACGCAGGCTCAGCGCAAAGGCCAGGGCCACATCATCAGGCCGGTACTGCCCGCCGCTGCGGGTGTTGTACAGCTTCTTGACCGGCCGATTCATCCAGGCCGGCAGGGTTACCACTCCAGAGGGTGCTTTCTGCATGTCTTTGCTCCGTGAGGCCGCTGGGCGGCAGGTGGAACTGTTCTTGCCGCCGCCGCTGGCGGACCAGGGTATTGATGCGCCTCATGCAGCGCGCACCGCGTCGAGCTGCTCGGTGATTTCGAACAGCTGCTGGGTCAGGTTCTCGATGGTGGCAGCGCCGCGCACACGTTCGGCGCGGCTCCACTGGCAGCTACGGTTGAACAGCAACTGCAGGTTCTGCTCCAGTTCCTTTCGGCGCTGGATCAGGTCGAGGATGGTGGCGAGTGGCATGGCTTACTTTTCCAGTGCTTTCCGCAGGTACGGATCGATGTCGGCCTGGCCGAGCAGCCAGCGCTTGTAGTCGCGCGGTATGTCCTCGATCTTCGAGCCGGCGTGCTTGCCGAAGCGGATAACCTTTGGGATTCGTGCTTCCTCGGAGATTTCCCAAAGCTCTTCCCAACTGGCCACCGGCCGCCCCAGCTGAGCCTTGAGCGTCGTGAAGATGGCTGCCAGCAGGCGCCGGCAGTTCTTGACGTCGTCAAGCGCAGCGTGAGCGTTGCGCAGAAGCTCTGGCGCCTCCGAACGGTAATGCAGGTAGATCATGGCTGACTGTGTGTGGGTGTCAGCATCAGGCCACAGCGCGCGGCTCAGCGCTGCGGTGCAGATGCGCTTGATCTCTGGCTTGCCGATGACACCCCAGTCGTAATCGACGTTGTGACCGATCAGGTAGGTGGCGTCTTCAGGCAGTTTGAAAGAGTCGTGAGGCGGGCAGTCAGCCAGCTCTTCGTCCAGGATGTGGCTGGTGGCCAGGGCGCCGAGTTCAATTGGCTTGGACGGCTTGTAACGCTGCAGGAATTCGCCGGTTACTGCCAGGCCGGCGCCGAGCTGCAGCCATGCAGCCTCAACCAGTTCCGGATTGTTCAGTCCGGTGGTTTCAGAGTCGAAAATGTAGGCGGTCATATGAGGTCCGTTTCGCAAGAAGAAGGGGCGTCAGCAGCGTGAATGCTGCTGACCAGAGGTCAATCGAACGGGATATCGTCCGAGAAATCAGGCGGGGTGCCGTAGTCGTAGTTGTCGGGCTGGGCGTATCCGCCGGCCACCTGGGCGGACTTCGGTCGACGGTCGTGGACCGGTTTCTTCATCAGCTGCTGAACCATTTTCTCCAGCTTGGCTGGGCTGGTGCAGCGGGGGTCAAGGATCTCGGATGCTGTCTTTTCCGACTCTGCGCTGAAGGGGGCGTAAATGATCGGCCGAGGCATTCCGGTCTGACTGTTCTTCTCGATTTCCATTTGGATGAGCAGGCCGATCGGCTTCTTCAGGAGCTCAGGGAAGCCGGGCGCGGTTACCTGCTCACGCTGCTTAGTGTCGTTGTTCCATTTCTCGAACTGGGTTGGCTGCGGGGCCCCTACGGTGCGCAGCTGCAGGCACGCCATGATGGCGTTCATCATCGCGTAGCCGCCCTCGTTGCGGGTGCCATGTTGGTAGGTCAGGTTGAGGTAGAAAGTGGCCTCGGCACCGTCGCGGCTCTTGAAGGTAAAGCCGATACCGGTTGACCCGGTTTCTTGCTTCTCCATGTACTCGGCGCGTAGGAACTCGCCAATGAACTTGCCCGCTTCGTCGATGAAGGCTGACTTGTTGTCCGCGGAGCGCGCGGCATTTGCGTCCAGGTTGAACATTCAGAAGGCTCCTATGCGGCCTGAGTGGTGTTGGTGAGGTCGTAGTACTCGCAGATCGCGGCATCGACCAAGGCAAGGTCGTTATCGATCATCGCCTCGTTGAACATGCCCATTGGGGCTTTGGTGGTGTCCGACCCGTTATTTCGGGTGCTGAACAGGTGCTGACCGTCGCTGACCACCGAGCGCAGGACGATGGTGACCATGCCCTCCAGCGTGATTTTCTCGTCCAGCATCTTGCCGATGGTCTTCATCTTGATCTGGCCGGCATCCGTCTCCTCGGTGTGGCTGAGGATGTAGACGCGAACGTCATCGGGCAGGCCGAGCAGCGCCTCGAAGATATTCCAGGTGTGCCGGCCGATCTCGGTGAACTTCTCGAACCCTTTCTCCTCGCTCCGGCGCATGAACTCGTTGGCCAGGATGTACTGGAAGTCGTCGATCACGATCACCTTGCGCTTGGTCTGGCGGCAGGCACCGATGACCTTGACCCAGTTGTCGGTGACGTAGGACTTCCACGCTTTAGAGCCGGGGAAGGGAAGCGGCTTTTTGATGACCTGGACCAAAGCCACATCATCAGGCTTGAAGTTGCGCAACGACGCGCTCTTGCCGGCCCCGGACTTGCCGAGGATCAGGGTTACGGTTGCCATGCGGCACCTCAGCTTGGTTGGTTGTCCCACTGCCGCTCAATGCGAGCGGCCTCTTCTTCGTACTCTTTGCGCTCGTCGCCCTGATACCGCTCAGGCGAGAACGCTCCGACCGTCATCCAGTCGAGCTGGGCGGCCAGGCGGGGTGCTGTGTTCATGGTTACCTCAGGAGGTGATGCAGCCGGCGTAAGCGCTGGCGAGCATCCAGGCAGTGCAGAGGGATAGGGTGATGAAGCTGCCGCGCCAGAAGGCCCAGCGCCGTGCTTGCTGACGGCTCATGGCCGCACACGAATGGCGATGCGGCGGCCCTTCATAGTGACGCCAAGGCTGCGCGTCAGGCTTTGCACCGATGTTTCGCGGGGCAGGCCGACGGCCTCGTTGAACGGTATGCCGAAGCTGATAACTGCAAGCGTGCGCTCGATCTGCTCCAGCTGTTCATCAATCAGAGATTTAACCGGTGCCGTGCTCATGCCACCCTCCCGTTTGCCTTGGCCCATTGCAGATGGTCGCTTTCGACGAATCGCGTGAGGCGCTCTTTGTAATGGCGCTGTTCGGTAAGGTCGATGGCGCCAGTGAGGCCGGCCAGATCGATCGCAGTGTCAAGCTCGGCCCGAAGCACATCGGTGAATCGATCTCGCGCCCAGTCGAAGCGCGACTCAATGAAGGCAACAACGTCCTGCTTGGTCTTCTTGTTCATGCTGTCCTCCGGGCGGCGCCTGAGCCGCACATGGCTTCCATCTTGTCGAGCGCCGCGCTGATCACCCGACGGCTTTCAACCCGCTGGCGCTCGTAGCGCTCGCTGATCATTGCGTTCCAGGCCTGATTGTTCGCCCGGGCCTGCTTCGAGGTGAGGTGATCCGCCCAGCTGGTATCGCCGAATAACCTGTACTGGCGATCAACCTCGCGCGCCTGGGCGCTGTCTGCGTAAAGCTCATGCTCGCGAGCCATGGTCGCCTCCAGGTGGTGGGTTACTCGGTGGGATCAGCTGGCAGGGGGTGCCAGTGGGTGGTGATAGGTCGGGCGACTTCGCCAGGGCCGTCAGCGCAGGTTTCGATGTGCTGGCAGGACTCCTCGGCCTCATACCAGGCGCCGCCTTCGGTATCGCTCGAATCTGCCTGCCAGCAGTCCAACTCAGCAGCGAAACAGTTCCAGTTCGGCCACTTTCGCCACACCACGACCACTTGGCCCTCAGCCGGCTTGGCGTCTTCGCACTTGATCCAGCCATTGCCTCTCGACAGAAGCGCGGTTATCGCAACTGCATGGCCGGACACAGCCTTGTGCTCGGTCAGGGCGGTAACGCTGACGACTGTGAGGGATGTGCCGCCTTTGGCAGTCCACGATCCGTCAGGGTTCTGCTTCACATCGATAGGTGCGCTCATGGCTTCACCCGGGCGGCGAGCATGGCGTCGGCGTACTCATAGGCCATGCTGGCTGTATGAGCGGGGTCGCTGTTCGAGTGGTAGCTTCCGCTGCCCTCATCACCCGACCACGAAAGCAGTCCCTGCAAGGCCTTGGCCGCGAAGTAGTCGCGCAACTCCATGCCCATGAAGCGATCAGCCTGGCCCTCGCCAAACAGATTTTTTGCAGCTTCGGGCGCAGGGAAAGCCGGCCCGCCTGTGTCTTTGCTCATCGTGTGAACCTCGGTAGCCAACCGCATGGATCAGGTGCCGGGCACCAGTGACCAAGCTGGGCGTGAAAAGCCGAGCCCGGCACCTGTCGATGCGGTCGAAGTGAAGGGAAGGGGATGCGGGATGCATCGGTCATAACCATCGGCAGTCCTGCCTGCTGCTCAGGCGGGAACAAACCCTAAGGCCGCTTGTTCAGGGCGGATTCAGGCACCGGCACGCTCGGCCGGGGCGCTACCAGCAAGGCAGTTGCTGGGATGGTTATGACCGATGAATCCTGCGATGGGGAGCAGGGCATCGGGCAGTTAACGTCAGGCGGACGTGGCGCTGGTTGTTCAGTCGTACAAGCCGTAGCTCAGGTCATCCGGGTCGCAGTCGATCACCAGAATGGCGTTGCCGAAGTACAGGGACGCCAGCATGCGCTCCCAGTCCGAACGGATTCGCATGTTGACAGCCACCTTCTTCTCGTCGAGCCGCGCCGAATAAACCTCGCCGAACTCGTCGGCCTTGCGCCAATGGTTTGCCGCCTCGCGCTTGCCGGTAATGTTCACATGCATGCTGTGTTTCAGCTGGTAGTTTTCTCGGCGACGGGAGTAGCTGCTTCCTCGATCTTCGGGCTCTTCGTCGAAGTAGATGTGCAGGAACTTCATGCCGGTGCCGTAGGCATCACCCTCTTCAATTCGGATCTCGGGGCGCTCCCACTGCTCTTCGGCGGCCTTGTCCTTGTGTTCGTCGATGAAGGCCTTGAGCAGATCGTGTAGCGACACTTCGCCGGTGATCAGCCCTTTGCCTTCAAGCACCTCGGATATGGATTTGTCGGCCTGCTCGATGATGGTCGAGTGCACAGCGGCCGCCTCCCAGCGCTCGCGCAGGGCGTTGGCCACCAGGCCGTTGTAGCGCTGAAGCTCGAAGACATCGGAGACGTTGGCCGGCAGCGCGGCCTTGATGGCCTCCTTGATTGCGCCGCCGAAGTCGCCGTAGGAGCGGAACGCATCGCTGACGACTTCCTTGAACAGCTTGTCGATACCTTCGTCGATCAGCTCGCGCGGGCGGTCGGACTGGGCATAGACGGTGACGCGTTCTGCGAGAAGCTCTTGCAGGGTTTGCTGGCTCATTTTTGACTGCTCCGTGCATTCGGTTGATTTCCCGGCAGCCACTCGTGGGAATGGCTGCGAGTGAAATCGGTATTGCGGGACTCCGTTACACGCCACGGTGGCCTGGGCGATTGCTTTATTACTGCAGCCTCCACCGATTCCCCGGCGTGGCCCGCTTTACCAGTGCATCAGCCCGTTCTGAGGGCTACCTGGCAGGGAGCGTTGCAGCTCAACCCTCTATCCGCTTTCCGTGGCCCGGCCTGTATTCCTGCCGTGCTGACGTTCCGCCTGACTTCGAGCTGGCCAGTTCCAGAGCTGGCATGGGGATCGAATTTATTGCTCGCGCTGTACCGTTGCCGGGATCGATCCGCGAGGTTCCCATCAATGTGAAAGAGCGGTCGGCTTGAGGGCCTCTGCAGTCCCTCGTGAGTGACTGCTGATGGACAAAATATGCACCAGTGCAATTTGACTGTCAATGCACTGGTGCATAAATTTTTATGAGGGCACAAAAAAGCCCGCGCTAGGCGGGCCTCATCGGTCAGAGCGTATTACTCGTCAGGACTGGGCTTGGCGATAAAATCCTTCGGGATGTACGGAACCTTGGTCACCTTTCCGTCCTTTGTCTCGAACGACACGGACTTCGCGCCGCCGAAGGCTGTGGCATGGCTGTAGACCCACATCTGGCCGTCTTCCCTGGATGTGACCATGTATGGATTGCCCATGATCTCGTAGAGCTGATCTTCGGTCATACCGACCTTGACCTGGCTGGCCTGGCCGAAAGTGAATGGGGTTCCAGCGCAGCCTGCCAGAACGGCGACTACCGCGACGAGAAGAAATCGTTGAATGTGGCGAAGCATGGCGACCTCCCTGTGAAATGAGCCGCCATCCTATCACTCTGGCCATGAGCCATCACGCAGGCATGAAAAAGCCCGCCGAGGCGGGCTTCAACTAATCAACAAGCTTGTAGAACTCTTTCTTGCTCACGCCCGCCTGGAGACTCATGTACTTGATGAGGTCCCCGTGGAATGGGGCCTTGGGCTTGTCGACAGTAACCTTTCGAAAAGGGTTTCCGTCCTTCACCCACTGCTCATGGCTTCCTTCCTGATTTCGGAAGCGGAAGCCTAGCTTCTTCAGGACGCCGATGACTTCTCTATAGGTAAGAGGACGATGGCGCCCAAAGCCCATTCACAATCCTTAGCAAACGTACTGAAGCGTTGGCTCGTTGAAGAATCGAACCTTCTTCTTGGCGCTCCGGCGCTGAGCCAGAGACCAGAAGAAAGCCTTAATGCTGTAACCCAACCGCATGGATAGTGGGGCGCGCCGACCAAGCAGCTCAGCTGCATGCTCCTTGTCGACAGTGAGAGCCTCCACCACGTAGGACTTGATCTGTCCTTCGAGTTTCTCCTTGGCCTCTTCAAAGGTTTCACCTTGAGCGGCCAGGGTAAATTGCGGGCAGGCAGCAATCCAATAACCATCCTTCTTCTCTGCGTAGCAACGGAGAACGAACGGGTTGTTAGACATGATGCAAAACCTCCGACAATACTGGTGCACAGGTTATCCACAGACAACACTGGATGGCGATTATGGATACGTCGCCGTATAAGTCAACTGAAATCCGCGCCACGAAACCGAAGCTAACGATTTTGTGGTGCGTACAGTGACTATAGGTTAGGCAGCCGAAGGCGCCACTGGTTCGAACGAGCGGTAGCTATCGGGTCAATTAAGGAATCTAATGGAGCCTCAAAGCCCTCTAGGGCAATGGTTTCCGCATAATTCTGCCGGACCTAACCTCATCCCCATACCCCACCAACCGATCGGCCAACTCATGCAGCTCCCCGACACGCTTCATCGCTTCCAGGAACTGGGCTTCCTCACCGCCTTGGGCCTTGTAGAAAATGTCTCGCGCAGCGCTTTCCAAGGCAAAGGCAGCATCCTTCAGGTCTCGGCGCAGCTGCTGGTTGGGCTTGGTTAGGGTCATGGCTATACCGGCTGCCCGTTCCACACGTAGAGCACCCGGGCCAGAATGTGGGTGTCGTCCACGCGGATCTCCTCAGGGTCATGGTGCTTGTTGTCCGATATCATCTTGAATCGATCCTTGCCCTTCTTCTGGAGGCGCTTCACGTAAAGCATCTCGTCATGAGAGAACAGGTAGATGCCGTCGCCGGTGAACTCTCGGATCGTGATGTCGACAAGCAGGGGGTCGCGATCCTTGATTGTCGGGGCCATCGACTGGCCCCAGCCGGTTATCACCTTGAGATGGTAATGCTCCTTGAACGTGATGCCCATTTCGCGCAGATGTCTAGGGCTTACTCGTATGTCCTGAAGCATTTCTGGGTAATCATGAGGGATCTGACCGCCGCCCATCGCCGCCCGGACGTCGTAGTGAGCAATCCATACTTCGTCACCAACCTGGCCGGGCCTGGAAAAGTCGACAGTTACCACGTTGGAAGAAGCCTGCTCAGCGGACTTTTCCTCAATGGCATCGGCGATTTTCTGGCGGGCGTCGAGAGAGAGCCCCTTTCCGTGCTTGGCCAGCATCTGCTTGACGATATCGGCTGTAGATAGAGTTTCGCGCCTCTCCGCCTCTGGCTCACCCTCAACCAATGGCTCATAGCCGCGCAACTGATCGGTGGTAACGCCAAAGAACTCAGCCAAAGGCCTGACCTGCTTGTCGGTAGGCTCTTTGATTCCTTTGGGGCCCTGGGGCTTGAGAATCCTGGAAATGGTCGATTGGCCGACGCTTGTACGGCTCGACAGCTCAACCTGGGATATGCCGTTCTTGGCCATCAGCTGAGCGAGAATTTTATCTATCGATTTATGCATGAGTGCAATGCTGCCTCCCGGCGGTGCATACAGCAATAAGGCAGAGCGTTGACATATATGCACCAGTGCATGATGATGTGCATATCTACAAAGGAGGCAGCCATGAGCGCTACCGATCTTCCGAAAAAACTGGATGAGCTGCTGGGCTCTGGAATGACCTACAAGGCCATCGCAGAGCGCGCCAAGTGCGACATCTCGACGGTTTTCCGTATTCGCAACGGCCAGATCAGCAACCCGAGCTACGTGGCAGGGACCGCTATCGACCAAATGCACGCTGAGCTGGCCAAAAACGGCAAGCAAGGCATCAAGAAATCAGCTGCCTGACCCATTTCATAGCCGCAAGGAGCCACCCAAGCATGTACGCCAACCCCAAGCACCTGCACGACCGTGAGATCAAGGTCCGGGTCGATGAGGACACGTTCGAACTGATTCAGGCGCTGGCCAAGTTTCACCGCACCCAGCGCGCTGTGCTCTGCCGTGAGCTGCTGGAAGCTCAATTGGCCGCCCTGGCTTCGGAGAATACCGGCGATCAGAACGTGGCCTGAAGGCCCGTAGGAGGCCCCATGCCGATTGAAGACATCGGATTGGACCAGGGACTGATGGAGCAGCTGGAGCGAGAGGCGACGAGACGGGGCATCAGCCCTGAAGCGCTCGCAGCCGACCTGATCCGTCGTGAACTGGCCAACCGAACAAAGCCCCGCAGTCCGCGGGGAGCAGTAATGCCGTTCCACCGAAAGGCCTGAATAGGCCCTGACGCGTAACTGATAAGCCCGACCGACCTACTGAAGCAGCAGCGAGCAGGGGATCACTTGATGGCCTACGACGACAAAGCACACCGCCACGACCACCAGGTCAAGGTCCGCTTGGATGACGAGGACTTCAACGAGCTGAAGGGATACGCCCTGGAGCTCAAGGCCCAGCACAGCGTGCTGGCCCGGGAAATCATCCTGGCCGCGCTGGCGTTCAAGAAAGAGCACGGCCACCTGCCGCTGATCAACGAGAAGAAGGCCAGGGCCTGAATAGGTCATGGGAGGACGAATGTCGCCTGCAAATGAAGCAGTACAGCAGCACGACGTAGAGGTCGCCCGGTTCCGCCGGAATGACTTCGCGGACCTGGAAGCCTGGGCGGAGGAGGTTGGTGTCAGCACTGACGAGCTTGCCGCGCAGATCCTGAAGAAGGCCACGCACTTCCTCGCGCAGCGCGGAAGGCCCAAGAGCAACAACGTGGTGCCGTTCGCGGCGCCGAGGTAACCGTCCGATCCCTAATTAGGGACCCGGACGCCAGTCCCTCATAAGGGACGCCAAATCGCAGACACAAAAAAGCCGGGATTGCGGCCCGGCTCTCTGCAATACAAAACTCTGTAGGGGAATTATGCATATGCAGACCCAAAGTGTACAGGCCCTCAACCGGCCCGCGCCACAAAATGCGAACCACGATTTCGTGGCGCGCACGATGTCGTCGCGAGAGATCGCCAGCTTGACTGGCAAGCGTCACGCCAACGTGAAGCGTGACATTGTGGCCATGCTGGCCGAACTGAAAGCAGATGTACTCAGTTTTGAGCACATCTACTTGGACGGGCAGAACCGAGAGCAGGTCGAGTATTTGCTGGACCGAGAGCACACCGACTGCCTGCTGACCGGCTACAGCGCCAGACTGCGCATGAAGGTGATCCGCCGCTGGCGTGAGCTGGAAGGTCAGTCCGAGGCGCGCCAGGCAGTGATGGCCAACGGCACCAAGGTGATCGGCGAGATCGCCATCATGGAGTGCTTCACGCGCCTGCTGAAGCCTGCCGCGTCGTGCCAGATGCAGATGCTGGCCAAGATCGCCGAGAACAACGGTCTTGATCCGAAGTTCCTGCCCAGCTATGCCGTGGATGCGCCGGCTGACGCGGCTGGTGGCAGCTCGTTGCCGACCAAGGCCCTGACCGCCTTGCTCAAAGATAACGGCATCCGCATGTCGCCTGCGTCGTTCAACAAAGCACTGCAGCAGGCCGGGCTGATCAAGGTCATGCAACGCAAGAACTCCAAGCAGGAGACGGTCACGTTCTGGGCCATCACCGACAAGGGGCTGCGCTATGGCAAGAACCTGACCAGCCCTCAATCGCCCCGCGAAACACAGCCGCACTGGTACGTGGATCGTTTCCTGGAACTGGTAAGCCTGGCTGGAGGGTCGCGCCCATGAAGCTTGTGACCATTGTTGTAGAGGCCCCTGTCGAGCCGATTCACCTGGGCATGCAGCTGGCTGGCGGACGCGTGACGGCTGCCGGGATCGGTGACTACTCGCTGTATTGCGAGCTGATGGAGGCGGCCAAGGATCTCGTGTTGCTCATCGAGGACGGGGCGCTCCCGCAGGACGCCGCTCTCGAATCCGCGACTCAGAGGGCGCGCGACCTTATCACCGCGCTAGACGATGCCGGGGACGGCCTGCACACCCACGACAAGGCTGTGCGAGGTGCGGCGTGAGCGTTCAATCGATGTCCTGGGCCTTGGAGCAGCGCGACATTGTAGACGCCACTGCGCGCTACGTGCTGCTGGTCCTGGCCAACTATGCCGACAAGAACGGCCGCGGGGCTTTTCCCTCGTCATCCAGCATCAGTGAAGACACCGGGCTGTCCATCCGCACGGTCAAGTACAAGCTCGACCACCTGCTCGAGATCGGTGTAATTCGCCTTGGGAATCAGGCAATTGCCGGCGCGTACATCGACCGTCACGACCGCCGCCCGACCGTCTACGACCTGTGCGTAGAACGGGGTGCACCAGCTGCACCCGGTTCGGAACGGGGTGCAAATGACGACACAACGGGGTGCAGCTCACGACAGAACGGGGTGCAAACCACGACAGAACGGGGTGCAGGAGCTGCACCCAATCCATCAATAAACCATCAAGGAACCATCAAAGAACCGAAGGGGCCATTCGCTGACGCTCCTGCGGCTCCGAAGAAGGCTCAGAAGTTCGATCCGCTGACTGCCAAGCCGGCCAACGTCAGCGAGCAGACCTGGGCCGACTGGTGCCAGCACCGCAAAGAGATCCGCAAGCCTCTGACCGCCACCACCTGCGCGAAGCAGGCCAAGACTCTGGCCGGCCACCACGCGCCCGACGCCGTGATCAACCAGTCCATCAGCAACGGCTGGACCGGCCTGTTCCCGGAGAAAGTGCTGCCGGGTTCACAGCAGGGCCAGCGCCGCACCGGCCCCGACTTCAACGATACCAGCTGGGCTGATGACCTGGGGGCCTTATGAGTGCACAACCGAAACTGCGCAGCGTGACGCAGATCATGGCCACGGCCCGCAATCTGCCCGCCGAGGTGCAGGCCCCGGCCAAGCCGCTGGACCCGGGCACCACCGAGGTGGTCAACGCCCTGTTCAAGGAGCTGCAGGCCATATTCCCAGCGTGGAAGCAGGCCTGGCCGGATGACGAGGCGCTGAAGGCCGCCAAGCGCAGCTGGATCAAGTCCTTCGTTGCCGCGGGCATCAACACGCTTGAGCAGATCCGCTTCGGCATCCAGAAGTGCAGGGTGCTGGGTACCGACTTCGCCCCGAGCAGCGGCAAGTTCATCAAGCTGTGCCAGCCGACCCCGGAAGAGATGGGCATTCCGCCGCTTGCGCGGGCCCTGGCAGAGGCGCTGGAGAACTTCCACCCCAGTCGCGCGGGTTCCCGCACCTGGTCGCACGCAGCGGTGCGCCACGCGGCCCTGCAGTGCGAGGCGCAGAACCTGGGCTCGATGGAGGTGGAGCGGGCCGAGAAGGTTTTCGCCCGTGCCTACGACATCACGATCCGCATGCTGGTCGCCGGCGAGCCCTTGGGGGATATCGCCACCGGGATCGGGCACGACAGCCAGAAGGGCCTGGCCCAGCTCGCCGACGAGTATGCCGGCCAGAAGCAGGCTCGCCTGCTGGAGATCCAGCAGATCCCAACCAGCGCCGCCGCCTGCCGTGCACACCTGCTGGCCAAGTTGAACATCAAGCGCGCCGGGCAGCCGGCCGGGGAGGGGGTGTGAGCCTCGTTCGAGAAAACCTGATGAGCCGCGAAGGCTACTCACCGTATTGCGGCGGCGAGCGGTGCCCGCACCTGATGCCACGCACCACCTGGGATGGCGAGCAGTTCAAGTGCCGGTGCGGATGGCGCTCGCAGTTTCCTGCCGACTTCATCGCTGAGTACAAGGCCAAGTGGCACGCGCAGGAGAAGCACTGATGGACACCAACAAGATGCGCGAAATGCGCCAAGCCTTCGAGCGCACCAACTCCCGCGACCATCGCCGCCATCCTCCGAAGGGAAACAACTACATCGATCCGATGGCCCAGGCCGATTGGGAGTCGTTCCAGAAGGGCTGGCAGGCATCCCGTGAGGCCGTGGTGGTGGAATTTCCTGGTACCGAGTGGTTTGGCGAGTACAGCCAGGAGGCTGCCCGCGTGATGCGTGACGGCTGCGCAGAGGCTATCGAGGCCCAGGGCCTGAAGGTGGCGCCATGAGGCAGAAAATCTGCATATCGCTCGCAGCGCTTGTCCTGCTGTTCCAGTTCTTCGCCTTCATCCTCATTCAGATATGCCCAGGTGGCCAGGGAGTGTGCGCATGACCATCGATAAGCAGAAGCTGAAGGCTCTGGCCGAGGCTGCCACCCAAAGTCACGGTGCACGGCGGGTAGAAGTCGACCACAACGGCGTGCACGTAATCGGTGATGGTAGCTGGAAGATCCTGAGTGCCTGGCACACGCCCGACGGCAAGGGCGCCCAGAATGCTGAGTTTGCTGCTGCCGCCAGCCCGACCACCATCCTGGCCCTGCTCGCGGAGGTCGAGCGGCTGGAATCTGCGAAAGGCGATCCTATTGGCAGCTTCGACAAGCACATGGAGTACATGCAGGAAAATATCCGGCTCAAGGTCGAGAACGAGTCGTTGCGCAAAGCCCTAGGAAAAATCAGCGTGCAAGTTGATGAAAACATCAGGTGCGCTGTCCGTGATGTAGTCAATGGCCTGCCAGATGTGCAGGACATCTACGGCTACTGCGACAACATTGACGAGATCATCGACGCGGCCCTGGCCAAGGAGGCGAGCCGATGACCGCCTTCATTGCTCTGCTGGCCTTGATCCTGGGTATATCGATCGGATGGGCCCATGCCCACTACACCGTCGCCGACGAGTGCGAGCGACTGGGCAAGTTCTACGTGGGCAAGCGCACCTTCGAGTGCATCAAGATCGAAGGGGGTGAGAAATGACCCTCCCATCTTTCCCACTCCGCACCGAGCAAGACCGCGCCCGAGCCATCCAGATGCTGAACCGGGTCGACCTGACCCGGGGCATCACCTGGTCCATGCGCGAGGAGGTCCGCAGCGACGCCCAGAACCGCCGCATGTGGGCCATGTTGCGCGATATCGCCCGCCAGGTTGAGTGGTACGGCCAGAAGCTGAGCGACGAGGACTGGAAGCACGTATTCAGCGCCTCGGTACAGCAGCAGCGCGCCGTGCCCGGCCTGGATGGCGGGTTCGTCGTTCTGGGCATCTCCACCCGCCGTCAGTCAAAGAAGTGGTTCAACGACATGTTCGAAGTCATGGAGGCGTTCGCGGCAGAGCGGGGCGTCAGGTTCACCACTGCCGATCACTGGGGGATTGCGGCATGAGAGTCGTGAGCAAGAAGGTCCGCGACAGCGCCCGCGGCCAGGACTGCACGGTCCGCATTCCGGGCACTTGTAATTTCAACCCAGAGACCACCGTGCTGGCCCACCTGCCATGCGGCCAGAAGGGCATGGGCATGAAGGGCTTCGACACCGTGGCGGTATACGCCTGCAGCGCCTGCCACGACGTGCTCGACGGGCGTGGGAAAGGCGAGGTGGACTGGTCCGATATGCCGCGGGCGATCGCTGAGACTCATGAGGCCCTGATCCGGGCCGGCATTCTGACCATCAAGGGGGCCGCATGACGGAACTGACACTACCGTGGCCGCCGGCCGCATGCAGCCCGAATGCCCGGGTGCACTGGACCAGGAAGAGCAAGGCGGCCAAGTCCTACCGGGAAGCCTGCCACCTGCTGGCGAAGCAGGCCGGTATCCAGGCGCCTGAGGGTGAAGCGCTGCTCATGATCGAGTTCGTGCCGCCGGATCGCCGCCGGCGCGACGACGACAATCTGCTGGCGATGTTCAAGGCGGGTCGTGACGGCCTGGCTGATGCCCTGGGCATCGACGACAACGTGTTCGCCACTCAGGTCAGGGTGAGCAAGGAAACGATCAAGGGCGGCGCCGTGCGCGTCCGTATCCAGGCCCAGGAGGCAGCAGCATGACACCAGCATGGGTATTCCTGATTTTGGCCACCCTCATGGTGGTGGGTGGTGTGGCGTTTTCCTGGGCGGGCGCAGTGCGCCGCAAGCGCAGCTACGAAGAACTCGTCTTGAGCAAGGCTAAGCAGGCAGGGGGTGGGCAGTGAACTATCAGAACGTGGTATCGGCAGTGGT